AGGATCTACCTCTTCGCTCCCATGACCTTGGCAGCCACAGCGTTGGGAGGATCTACCTTCCGGGCTGTTGCCGCGCTCACTTGTAAGTAGGGAAGAACCACAAAACGGTTCGCAGCGCTTCTGCATGAACTCCCGGACTAGCTTGCGATCCGCGTCGGTTGGGTCCTGCCGGGAGAGGGCTTCAGTGATGGACCGGACTTCCGAATGAGTCTGCGAGTAGGCCGGGAAAGTCACAATGCTCACGTCAAACAAGTGAACGGCCCGGATGACGGATACGTCCTCGCCGTCCACCTTTTCCCATGCCTGATCGTCCACCGTGAACCCGAAGCTGTTTTGGTCGATATCCCCGCGCCGCATGGATTCGACCAGATCGCGGGCGTAGCTGGTCGCCGGAATCTGATTCGAGAACCACAGACCTTTGTCGTCCTGCTTGAGCGTCAGAGTTCCGGCCTTGTTGCGGCCCATGACAAAGTTCGCGTCGTGGTTTTTGAGCAGGCGAACGTCATCCTCAACAATGGCCCGTGTGAACGCGCCGGGCGAAATCTTTTCCCTTGCGCCGCCTAGCTCCCACAACGGTTCCGACAACACATCGAACAGAGCGGCGTGTCCTTCGATGACAGTGGCCCCCTTGACAGCCCGTAGCTTTAAGTCGTCAATTTTGAAAACTCGATTTCGGATTTCCATTGCAAACCTCTCGTTGATTAGTCTGGAACCACGTCGCATTCACACCCGCCGTGCAAGGGAGGGGCGAAGATATCGGTGTCCGTGGTCAACGGGGCAGTTCCTTCGCCCTCAATGGTGTCTCCCTTGCCAGCAAAGGTTCCTCGAATCCCTGCGGTGCGTCCGTCCATCTCCTGACAAAGGGGGCAGGCGCCGGGGTTAGCCCGCCACTTCAAGACCGTGACTCCTGCGGCGGTGTAGAAGAGTCGAGACAGAGCGTTGCCCATGCGCCGGGATTCGTTTTGAGCATCCTTCTCGGCCCGTGGCGGATTGTCCTCCGACGTGCCTGACTCCCATTCGTTCAACCGCTCCTCGATTAGCTCGGTCAGTTCCGCGCCGGGCTCCGCGTCACGCAAGATCGCTTCGAGTTGCTTGCGGCTGGAACCGGCGTAGCGCAGGACCAGGATGTTCACGTACTCCGAAGTGAACTCCGCGCCGTCGTCCTCGATTGCGTTGTCCAGTTCGTCGGCTATCTCGCCACGCAAAGATGAGGCCAGCGAATCGGCAACCGGAGAGATCGTTTTGCGGAGGAACTTGGAGAACGCCGAATCGTCCGCGTAGTAGTCGAGCAAGAATTGTTTGAACGCGCTTTCCGTCCGCAGGGCGCGGAGTTCCTTTTTCGCCCGGTTGAGCACGTCGCGGCGTTCCCGATCTCCGATTCGCTTGAAGGCATCCACCATCAAAGCGCGGGATGACTTGATGATCTTGTTGCGGCCTGCGAGGGATCTGGTCTTGCGGCCGGAATCCAATTGCCGCTCCTCGGAAGCGGGCGCATCCAACAGCGTCACGCTCGTTGGTCTGCCTGCGTTGTCAAGAGAAACCTGACGCGGTTGGCCGAGTTGTGAGGCCGGAAGCATGTTCACGGGAAAAAGCAGTTCGTCGCCGCCCGCCTGCGGGTTGCGGTTGAGCAGTTCCCGCGCTTCGTTCGGGGACAGGATGCCCGACAGCACTTGTTTGGACAGCGCCTCAATAAGCGTTGCAGTGTCAGCCTCAATCAGAGACTCACGCAGGAACTCCGCGTACAAGGTCTCTTGTTCGGCTTCCGTGAACAGATCCGTGTTGATCTGCGCCTCAATGTTGCTGAACACGGGGTCCAGGCCGAGCAGCAAAAATTCCTTGAACAGTTGCTCGACCGTGGCGCGATTCGTGGCGCTCGTGTCGTTGAGCAGTTGCAGGGGAACGCCGAACGCCGCTGCGATCTTGGAAGCGTCGAGCTTCGAGGAGTTGACGTACTCTTGATCTTTCGGAGAGAAGCCAATCGCCTGATACCTGTCCGCACCCTCCAGGAACAGAATCTTGCCAGCGTTTCGCGGACCTTTGTACGTTGCATCGAACGATTTGCGGTTCCGCTCGATTTGAGCTTCGGTCAGTTCCAGCGGCGTAGTGACCACGCCTCCAAGGTGTGCGCCGTTGGCGTAGAACCTGGAGGAGAACTCTTCCCGAGCACGGGAGCGGCCCACCAGTTCCTTCAGTTGAAGGATTGGAGAGCAACCAATCACACCGTCAAAGGAGAGACCGCGAATGTGCAGGATCTCTGACGCCCGGTAGAGCCGCCGCCCTCCGGTGTCAGGAGCAACCAGACCGGCTCCGTCGCTCGTAGCGTCCACGCTCGGATACCAGCCGTAGATGAGTTCCCCTTGGGACGTGCCCTCGATTCTTACCTGCTCGGGATGGAGCGGCCACAGGTGCAAGGGCCGGGAGCCGTTGTCGCGTTCGATGAACGAAAACGAGTTCCCCCAACCCAACAGGTGGACGACGCTCAAGTGCTTCCATGCGTATGCCGTCATCCTTGGATTGGATCGGGTATTGAGCAGCCGGTAGTTGCGGTGCCTGCGGGCCTTCTGGCGTCCCCGGTCCAAGGTTTCGTAGACCGGCAGCGGGGTCATCGCCGTGGCGTCGGCAATGCGTTTGATCGACGTGTAAACCGTGTCCTGCTTAAGCCCTTGCCGTTCGTTGATCGGAACGCCCGCCGAAGTCGCGCTGCCGTAGTCCCACTCGTTGACGTATTTGGAGAGCAGAGCCTTTTGGCTCTCCGATAGCGAGCGCAGGGCAAGCCGGGCCATGCCGCGTGCCGCCTGGAAGACTGGTTTGAAGACTTTCACGGTTTCTGCCTATAAATAGGCCCGACGCTTTCCCCGCTTGTAAATCTCGGCCCGGCCCGATGGCCCAATCACCAAGGGAACGTAGCCGAAAGCATTCATTCCCTCTCTTGCCTCTAGCAGCTTGGACAGCGCCTTGTCGTAGTAGGGGACAGCGGGATTGTCTTTCGAGAAAACGACGGACCTGCTGTTGGGGTCGATCCCGTCATGCCGACAAGCGTGTACCCAGATCGCGCGAACAGTTGCGGTGAGGTCCTCAACGTAGTGAGCGCCGGAAACGACAATCTGCGTTGCAGTGTCCACGCCCGTAACTAGCCGAGGACGTGGATGCGGATCTCTCTGGCCTTCTTAGGGGCAGGCTCCGCAGACTGGCGGAGGCAACGGTCCAGGGCCATGATCCCTGCGGCAACGCCGTCAATGCGATGCACGCTTTTGTTTTTGTCCACCACGATGTTTTGGTTCGCATCGGGCCGCGTGACCACATGACTCGTTTGCCAATCCATGCAAGGATTCCCGGCGTGGATCAGACACCGCGAGAGGATGAGCGCCTCCCATTCTTTTGTGGCATCCCCGAGACTCGGATGGCCTTGCCGAATCGGGAAGCACTCGAAGCCGTCCTCGGTCAGGTCTTGGATGAACTCCAGCGCGTTCCAGGGGTCGTAGCCGACCGACAGGATTTGAAAGTTCGCCTTCAGGTCGTTCAGCTTCTTGCGGATGAACTCGCGGCGGATGACTTCGCCCGGAGTCGTGTTGACTGCGCCCATTTCTACCCACGCGCCGATCGGAATGCTGTCCCGCAACTCGCGTCCGCGCAGATCAAAATCGGGAATCCAAAACATCGGCCACAGGAAATACCTCTTGTCCTCCAGCGGGAAAATGAGATCCACTGCGGCCATGTCAATTTTGGAAGAGAGGTCAATCCCTACGTGGCACGGCTTGCCCTTTAGCTGCTCAAGGATCTCTTCGAGCAGAGACTCCGACCGGCACTGCTCCCACTTCTCAATCGGTATCCACGCATCCGCCGCTTCCGTCCACATGTTGCAGACGAACATCTTGAAGCTCGCCTGACGGGCGGGGACGTTCTTCGCCTCGTTGAACTGGTCGCGTACCTCATCAAGCGAGAGGAAGTCTCCGAGCGCGGGGTTGGATTTGTACCAGTTCTTTTCGTTAGACCAATCGGCTTCCTTTGGAACTTCAAAGATGCAGGGATAGAATCCGGGGTCAAGATCAGGTTTCCACTCGACAGCCTTCGCCAACTTGTAGAGCGAGTACCCAACGCCAGCAATATTTTTTCCTGCGGTCGAGATGAAGATCCGCAGGGGCTGCTTTCGTGAGCCGGATGCTGAAGTCAGGTTGTCGTACAACTCTCTCGACTTCGCAAAATTGATTTCGTCGTAGATGAGGCAGGAGATGTCCGCGCCCAACTGAAGGTCCGCTTCGGAGGAAACGACCTGAAGAGAGGAGCCTGTTTCCAGATCCACGATGCGCCGCGAAAAGTCCACGACTTTCGAGCGCTCGGACAGGACAGGATCTTGCCGTACCATCTCTGCCGCGATCGCATAGATAACGCCCGCTTGCTTTACGCTGTTCGCTGCAATGACAACTTCGCCGCCAATCTCGCCATCGGCAAATAGCATGTAGAGAGCGATCGCCGCGAGAAGTGTGGACTTCGCATTCTTGCGTCCCATGCTGATGTAGGCGCGGCGATACCTGCGGGTGCCATCTTCCTTGACCGTGCCGAACAACTCGCGGATGATCTTCTTTTGCCAGGGGCGAAGTTTAATCAGCTTGCCAGCGTGTTCGCCCTTCGATAAACGGCAAAGCCGCTCAATGAAGTTGATGACCCGCCGCGCCCGCTTCGCGTCGATGCGGTATCGCTTAAGCAAGCAGGTCCTCCAACTTCTTCTTCCGGCTGGCCGCCGCAGGCTTCACATCGACAACCATCCGAGCCCGGCTGGAAGGCGTCATCCCGAACTCTTGACAGAAGCGGAGAATCTGCGAAGCCGCCGTCCGCTTGATTCCAACTTCAGGACGCGGCTGGACGTAGCCGTTCGGCGTGGTGAACATCGTGCCCTTCGCCAAGACTTTGCTAGCTGACACAAAGTCGCTGAAGGCTTGGCAGTAGGCCGCAAGCGCAACGGTGTCAACCTTGGTGAGCAGACCGAGGTCCTTCAGCAGCGGAGCAATGCGCTTCCATTCCTTTTGCGCTACCGCGTCGAGAAAGTCAGGCGGGGCCGTGGTAGAGATCGGCTCGGGTTTCGGCTCGGCCCGATTCTTTTTCTTCTTGCCGGGATTGCCGAGCTTTTCTTCCAGCGCTGTCGGTCGTGGGTGTGGTCCGCGTCTGCCCATCGAACTAGCTCCTCCACTGGTAAGTAGGCGGAACCGGCAAGAACGGAAACTCCCGGAGACAAACGTTTAGCTGCCCTTACGGTCTTTGAGGCGGTCAATCGGTGGAAACTTACCCCCTATCCCCCTTGAGGAAGCTCGGACTCAGCCGGTCGGGACTCTCACCTGGAGCGGTAGAGCGACGGAAAACATTTTCGATGCCGCTTTGTTTGATGTGAAAACGAAAGTAAGTTGACCGAAACAGACCGGTTAGATGCAAGTTTCAAATTCGTCTTGACAGTTGCAGGCAGCCACCTGCTAGGCTAGCGGCGTTGAAATAAGTTGACCGACACGCGGAACAATGATACGTTCGTACCAGCATGGCAAAGCGTTTTCAAGCACAATGGCTGACGCTCACAGAGGCAAGCAAGCTGACTGGCATTCCTTCGCGGACCTTGAGCCGGTACATCAAGCAAGGCGCTCTGAAGGGGAAGGCTGTTTCTTCTCGGCTTTGGCTTGTGCGCTGCCGCGATGTTCAGAAGTTAACGCGCTTGCCGATGGGCAGGCCAACGAAGAAAGGCGTCCGTGGGCGTCCGATGAAGAAGGGGGGAACAACATGATTGCAGTTTCTTTGGCCGTCCTGTTTGTGCTTTGGATATGGTTTTTAGTGTGGCTGTCTTGGCCGCTCGAATAGATGAGATCGCCTTGGCGCTCAAAGAGCGCAGGGCTTAGGCATGAGAGGAACTTGACGGGGACACAGATTCCCGCCGTCGTCTTTGACGGGTGCTGCGCAGGTCAGACGAGCAACAGCCTGACATCAGGCGTTTTTCGCATCCGCTTCCTGAAGGCGGACGCAACCATTAACCGAGCGGCCCTGTGGAGAGATTAGAGCCTCCCCACAGGGCCTGCAAACCCACAGCGCCGGAAGCGCCGTGAGCCCACTAGCTCGATTCTCTCAAATCCGCTTCCGTCGTTGTGGCCCCTAAGTAGACATAGAGGACACAACGATGCATGAACTTTTCAGACCTTCCGTTGTTGCTGCGATCGCAGCGCTTCTTTTCCTTCTGGCGCCGGCGGGCGCAGAAACCACCAATCAGGCGAAGGGGCTCTACGTC